AATATTTATTCGAAGGGCAAAACGGCGGCAAATATAGCGCGTCAAGCGTTCGTAAAATATTAAATAAGGCTTTAAAATCGGTTAATATCACAACCCGCATCCGTGTACATGATCTAAGACATTCCAGGGCAACCCACTTACTAGAAAACGGAATGGATATAAAAATATTAAAAGATATCCTACGCCACAAAAAAATAGAAACCACCGAAAGATACCTACACTTAACCACGTCATCTTTAGCAAAAGCAATGCAAAATGCCGATGCCAAGATGAAAATAAACATCCAACCATTAAAGCAAATTGCCGCTTAAACCAATGAAAAAATCCTATCCACCAGAAGCAGTAAAACAAATAGAAGAACTGCAACTCCAAAACAAACTGATGCGCCAACTAGCTACCACTAATGGGTTTTTTCAGTATTATTTTTCCCAATTAAAATACCACCGCACAAATATAGAGTGCTTTAATGCTGTAAACGATCTATATTTAGATTTTTTTGGAGAAGAACGCTACAGCAGCTACAAATCCTTTCAAGTATTACAATCAAGATATTACACCCATAAAAAATGAAAACATTCATATATAGTATTCTTACAATAATAGTTTCCATAACTATCTTATTTTTAATAACTCTACTTTTAGACGTTCAATTTATTAGCGCACAACCCGTAAGGCAGTTCTTAGTATATCTTATAATGTTAATTGTGGCCTTTATAGGCACACGTTTATTAATTGCAATCAATTATCCAACAAAGTTGGACAAATAACCCCTAAAGCACCTATACTTTTACTATCCAAATAACCTTTGGTAGTAATGAGTAGTATTTTCGCAAACGTATTTAAACCGCAGTTTCGCGCTGCTGATTTGTCTCTAAAACAAATCAATGCAGGTTTATTTGGGTTTCCGCTAGCGTTGTCATCAAAAACAACACTAGCAACTGAAAATACAGCCCTTACACTATCCGCATTTTACAATGCAATCGATATCTTATCTAGTGATATCGCAAAATTGCCAAAATCAGTATTTAAAAAAGAAGGTGACGACCGTAAAAAGCACACCACCCATCCTATAAATTACTTATTATCCACGCGGCCAAACGAAAAAATGACGCCCTATGATTTCTGGAAAACCATTGAAATTTTAAGGCTCTTAAAAGGTAACGCTTTCGCGGAAATAATCCGCAGTAACACATCAGGTATACCAGTAGCATGGTATATCCGCGAAAACAAAGATGTAAAAGTACTAGAAACCGATGATAAGCTGTATTACGATTATAAAGGCCGATTAATTGATAGTGCAGATATGTTGCATTTTAAAGGCTTTAGTTTAGATGGTAAAGTAGGTGTGGGTGTAGTAACCTATGCCGCAACGCAATTAGGGGTGAGTTTAGAAGCCCAGGCATACGGCACATCTATATATAAAAATAGAGGTTTGAGTTACGGAGTTATCGAATCTGATAAACCTGTAGAAGATGGTAATAAAAAAGCAATTTCCGAAGGGTTTACAGCAAAACTATCCGAAGGCAACGTGCATAAAGCACCAGTATTAGATGAGGGTTTAAAATACAAATCAATCGCTATAACACCCGCTGAAGCGCAATTTTTGGAAACTAATAAAAACGGAATTATAGAAGTGTGCCGCTGGTTAAATATAGCACCTCATAAATTAAAGGATCTCTCCAGTGCAAACTACAGTAACATCTATCAACAGTCAATAGAGCATGTGCAAGATAGTGTACTACCACGAGTAACCGCAAAAGAGCAAGAGTTAAACTATAAATGCTTTACAGGAAAAGAAAGTGGTGACACCTATGTAAAATTTAATATAGCTGCCTTATTACGTGGCGATTTAGCAGCAAAAAGTCAGTTTTATACAGCAATGATTTATAGCGGTGCATATACCCGTAATGAAGTGCGTGGATTAGAAGATATGAATCCTATTAAAGGACTTGAAGAACCATTACAACCCGTAAATATGCAGGCGTTATCAATGGCAAACGAATTAATAAAACAACAGCAAAATGGAAACCCTAAATAAAACCCTAACCAGAGATATACACGTTAGAAATCTATCGCCAGAGCAGGTAGAAAAACGTCAGGCAGAATTTGTAATATCTACCGAAGCAGTAGATACTTATGGTACCGTATTTCGTGCTGAAGGTTGGGATTTAACAAGGTTTGAAAAAAACCCTATAGTGCTTTACGGGCACCGTTCTTTTGATGGTAACCCAGATATGATAATAGGAACAGGTGAAGTATATCGTGAAGATAAACAATTAATAGGTAGAGTAACTTTTGAAGATAAAGATATTAACCCTACAGCCGAAAAAGTATTTAGAAAAGTACAGGCAGGAACATTAAGAATGGCGTCTATCGGTGCAAACCCTACAGACGCTCACTGGGGTTCTAAAGAATCTGGTGAAGATCCTGATGTGTTGTATTTTGATCGTCAGGAATTGTTAGAGTTTTCAATAGTGCCAATAGGAAGTAATCCTGATGCACTAAAACGAAACGCAGAAACTATTTCAGAAATTAAAGAAAAATTTACAAGAAATACAGAAGTGCAAACCACTTCAACGCAAAAAACGAGCCTTTCGATACGCGAAGCTCAATTAATAATTAATAAAAACAATCAGTAATGAAAAAATCAGTGGAATTAAAACAAGAGCGTACCGCAAAATTGGAAGCTCAACAAGCTATAGTTGATAAGGCTAAAGCTGAAAACAGAGATATGTCAGATGCGGAAAACACGCAGTTTGATAACCTTACGGAAGAAATCCGCGCATTTAAAGCAAAAATCGAGCGTGCCGAAATCGTAGAAGCTAACGAATTAGAGTTGGCGAAACGCACAGCAATACCAGTAGATACTACTGTGCCTGATGCAGAGGGTGCTGAAAAAGAAAAAGTTTTCGAGCGTGCATCTATTATAAAGGCATTAAATGCTGCAAACCCTGCAAATCGTCAAGAGTTAACAGGTGCTGAAAAAGAAATGCATGAAATTGGTTTGCAAGAAAGCCGTAACGCTAAAGTGGATGTGCCGGATGATTCTAGGTTATCTATTCCTTTAAGTTATTTAGGTAGAGCATCGCAACAAACTGTTTCAGAAGATTCAGGTGAATATGGTGGTGTTTTAGTGCAAACACAGGCACCTAAAATGGTAGCACCATTGCGTCCAAAATTATGGATTGAAGAAATGGGTGCTACATTTATGACAGGTTTATCTGGTGGTGATATTCCTTTAATCGTGGATAATGATTTTGATATGACCTGGTTAGCTGAAACCGCAGCAATCACGCCTCAAAAGAAAAAGTACGAAGGGCCTTCTTTAAGTCCTAAGCGTGCAGGTGGTGCGGTAGATATTTCAAATCGTTTATTAATGCAATCATCTGTAGATGTTGAAAATCGTATTGTAAATGGTTTAAAACGTGGTTTTTCAAATCTTTTACATGGCGCATGTATTAATGGTCCTGGTGGAGTTGCTCCAACAGGTATTTTAAGTATCGCAGGTGTAAATGTGGCTGCGGCTGTGGCGGCAGGTGCTGCAACTTGGGCGCAAATTGTAGAATTACAAGGGCTTATTGAAGAAGATAATGCAACGTCTGAAAGTTTAGGGTTTTTAATCCACCCAAAACTAAAAGCGGCATTAAAGCAAATTAAAAAAGATGCAGGATCTGGTAGATTCCTTTTAGAGGGTGCTGCTATAGATGGTATTAAATATGTGTCAACATCATTAATACCAACATTAGATGCGGGTGGTACAGATGTGTACCCGTTAATCTATGGTGATTTTAGCCAGATGGTAATTGGGCAATGGGGCGCAATTAATGTAACGGTTAACCCGTACAGTGCAGATTTAGCAAATAGTTTAAGATTGGTGTTAAATACACATGCAGATATGCAGGTAGCGCAACCTAAGTGTTTCGCTAAAAATGCCTTTTTATCTGGAGCAACAAGTTAATTTAGTTTAGTTGGTTAATAATAAAACATCGGGTGGTAATAACAAGCTGCTGCCTGATGTTTTTAAAAACAAAAAGTGATGGCAAAAAAAGTAACACAGTTAGCTAAAAAAACTAACGAAAACAAAAAATTGATGGAGCATAATAAAAAAGAGGCTTTAGATAAGAAAAAAGCGATTGCGGCTAATTTGAAAAAGCGTAAGGATGCTAAAAAAATTAAAGTGAAAGCTTTAGTGGGTAACCTTGCGGGAAAATATAATTTACCATATGGTAAAGGTCAGGAGTTTGATATTGATGAAAATCAAGCAAAAGAGTTGATTAAAAATGAAGATGCTTCTTTAGTTAAAGACGCTTCAGGTTCAGGAGACGATAATAAATAATAGGTTATGCTCACAAACGTATCAAAATCAGTATCAGAGCCGCCTTTTGAAATCATTTCGCTTTCAAAAGCAAAAAAACAATTGCGTATAGAGCAGGAGTTTAATGATGAAAATGAGTTGATTCAAACCTATATAGATGCGGCAATTTCAGCAACCGAAAACTATATAAACGGCGATTTGCATACAAAAACGTTAACCTTAATATTAGATGAGTTTCAACCCTCAATAATTTTTGAGGCATACCCAGTGCGATCCATTACATCAGTAAAGTATTGGCAAGATGATACCGAGGTAACAATGCCTGATACAGATTATTACGTAACCAAACAAAACATAAAACAAAGTCAGCTCACTTTTAAAGAGCAACCAAAAACAGATGATCGGCACGATGCAGTAACTGTTGCTGTAGCAACAGGATATGCAAAGGCTAAAGATGTACCAAAACCCTTAATCCAGGCAATACTATTGCAAATAAGCGATATGTACGAGCGTAGAGAGGATAGGCCAGAAACTATAACAACCGCGGCGCAAGCGTTAATGCGTCCGTATAGAAGATACACATAATGCAAAAAACCCCGTATATAGGGAAACTGGATAGAAAAATAAAGCTCTATAAAGAAGTGTTTACAAAATCTTCCACAGGTGAAGATAAGCCAACACTAGAGTTAGTAACCGGTGCATGGGCGTTAATGGAAGAAGTATCTGGAGATGAAGATGTAGAGGGTAAGGTAAGGCATTTAATAAAAAGAAAATATACCATAAGGTATAATGTAAATATTTTAGCCTTAAAAAATCAACTAAAATTACTAGATGGCGTTGTGTATTACAATGTGTTTCATCTTAAAGAAATAGGGAGAAAACGGTATTTAGAATTGCTGGTAAACGAGTATGAGTAAAGCAATTGTAGAAATTAAAGGTTTTGATGAATTGCAGGCTAAAATTAAAAAGCTTGCAAACCCAAAAGATAAAAAACGCGAGGTGTTGGCAATACTTCGTAATGTGGCAAAATCCACAGTAAGAGCAGCAAGAGGCTATGCGCCTGTAAGTAAAAAAAGCCATGTGGCTAGGGGTAAAACCATTCAACCTGGAACCCTTAAAAAGTCTATAGGTAATATTACAGGCCGAAAAGGAAGCGCAAAAATTAACCCTACTATTTATGTAGGTCCACGCGCAAAAGGCAGGTATAATGGTTGGTATGGCCATTTTGTTGAAACTGGTGTAAATGTGTACCGAAAAGGATTTAAGCGCATTCATAAAAGAGGTGCAAATGATAATGCAGCAGTAAGGCGTACAAAGGGCGCGTATTATATGAAACGGGCGTATCAAGCAACAGGTGGGCGTGTAACAAAAGAAGCAGAAAAAACAACGGCAAGGTTTATCCAGCGCCGCATAAATAAACTAAGTAAGTGAAAGACGTATCAGATAAAGTGTATAACTATTTTACAGGTATAACATCCTTTTCAAGTGAGTTAGGTACAAAATTATACCCACTTGTGGCAAAAGAAAAAGAAGAATACCCTTTTGCAGTATATCGCATTATTACTTCTGAAGGCGAAACAAAAGACGCAGATAAGGCAACGGTAACCCTTAGTATGTTTTACGACACAAATCAGTATACCGAGTGTGTAACCTTTTCTGATACGGTTGAAAACTTAGTGAAAAATAGATTTAATTGGATAAGTACGGATGTAGATTTTATAGAAGAAGATCAATCCTTTGTAGCAAATATTAATTTTGAAATAACATAAAACAATGGCAGCAGGCGAAATTTATAAAGGTAAAAACCTTAGAATTAAAGTAGCGGGGGAAACGATTTACCACGCAACAGAATGTAGTTTTTCTACAACCAGAGAACTGGAGGGTATCGCAACAAAAGATACCAGCGGTAACAAAAAAACACCAGGTAATTATGATTGGTCGTTAAGTACAAACGCACTTGTAGCAGATAAAGCTGGTGGGTCTACGCAGCAAGACACAAAATCTATTTTAGATGCCTATAAAACAGGTGATTTGGTGGCTATCGAATTTACTACAGATGTAACCGGTGATATTATTATATCTGGTAATGCATACATCGAAAGTTGTAACATTACCGCAACTGTTGGTAGTTCGGCAACTTATC